GACCCCGGCCCAGCGCATCCTCGCCGCCCAGCGCGCCGCCACCGGCTACGACCACACCAAGCACTGAGCCGCGGCTGCGGCACCACGCCTCTCTGCGGCCCAGCCGCGTAACCCGAAGGGACTTCTCAAATGGTCACGGACACCGACCTGACGGCCTCGAACCTCGCCGCCGGGAGCTTCAGCCCGATCCAGCTTTACAGCGGCGACAAGGCGCCCATCACGACCTCCTACGTGGTCGAGGATGAGGCGGTGCTGACCAAGTATCAGGTCGTCGCCCTGAACTCGGCCGGCGAGGTTTGCGCCTGGAACCCGATGGCCTACGATCTGGTCGGCGACGACTACGCCACCGGCACGATCACCTTCAGCGGCACCGGCACGGCGGCCGACACGATCACGCTCAACGGCACCGTCATCACCATGAAGGCCGGCGACGCCACCGGCAACAACCAGTTCAACATCGGCGCCAGCGCCACGCTGTCGGCGCAGGCGTTCAAGACCCTGGTGAACGCCTACCCGGACCTGTACGACGTGACCGCCTTCGGTGCGGCCGACGCCATCGTTCTGACCCGGCGCATTCCGGGCACCGCCGGCAATGCCTACACCACGACCGAGAGCGGCACCGGGGCGAGCTTCGGCGCGGCGACCCTGGCCGGCGGCACCGACCTCGCCGTGCAGAAGTACAAGGGCGTTCCCATCGGCATCGCCATGCAGGCGTGCGACAACACCGATGATGGCAAGTCCTGCCCGGTTCTGATCGAGGGGATGCTGAACCCGGCGGCCCTGACGTGGCCGGCGGTCAGCGAGAACTTCGCCGGCACGACCGCCTCCAAGATCGCCGCCTTCCCGCCGGGCTCCGGCATCGTCATCCGTCCGCTGATCTAAGCGGGTTCGCCTGCGCCTGCCCTGCAACCGCTTCCGTCAGCGACGGACTGAGAAGGAACTTCCCCGATGGACCTCTACGATACCAACACGCTGATCGAAGTTATCAGCGTCCAGAAGCCCGCTTCGACGTACTGGCTGGACCTGTGCTTCCCGCGTGAACTGCAGTTCGACACGCAGGAAATCCTGTTCGACCAGATTCCCGAGTACCGCAACCTCGCGCCATTCGTCGCCCCGAACGTCCAGGGCCGCGTGATGCGGGAGCGCGGCTACACGACCAAGAGCTTCCGCCCGGCCTACATCAAGCCGAAGGGCGTCATCAACCCGGCTCGCGCCATCCCGCGCCGGGCCGGCGAGCGGATCACCGGCAGCCTGTCGCTGGAACAGCGGTTCGACGCCATCGTGGCCGAGAACATGGCGATGCAGCGCCAGCAGATCGAACGTCGCTGGGAGTGGATGGCGGCCCGCGCCATCATCGACGGCGAAGTGACCGTGGCCGGTGACGACTACCCCTCGCAGACCGTCGAGTTCGGCCGCCACACCGATCTGACGGTGCAGCTTTCCGGCGGCGAGCGTTGGTCGCAGAACACCGCGACCCCGCTGGCCGACCTCGAAGACCTCCGGACGGCCAGCTTCAACCTCGCCGGCACCGCCATCGACCGCGTGACCATGGGGCTGTCCGCCTGGACGTACTTCACCGGCTTCTCCGCGGTGACGGACTTGCTGAAGGCGGACATCCGGGGCTCGACCACCGAGTTCAACCGCTCCATCGGCACCGGCCAGCCGTTCGAGTTCCGGGGCTTCCTGGCGGGCCAGGGCGGCGTCGGGCGGCTCGAACTGTGGACCTACAACGACACCTACCACGACGAGTCGGATGTGGCGCAGCCGTTCCTCGACCAGAATACGGTCGTGGGCACCGGGCCGGGGATCAGCGGCTACCGCTGCTTCGGCGCCATTCAGGACATCGGCGCGCGCCTGCAAGCCATGTCGATGTTCCCGAAGATGTGGAATCAGGAAGACCCCTCGGCGACCTACGTGATGACGCAGAGCGCGCCGCTGATGGTGCCGGCGCAGCCGAACGGCTGCTTCAGCATGAAGGTCCACGTCTGACCGGCCTATCCTGCCCGCCTACCGCCCGGCTTCGGCCGGGCGGCTTTCCTGTTCAAGCCTCAACCCCGAGGGCACCCCATGGCCATCCGCACCCCCCTTGTCACCATCGCCGTCCGCCGGGACGGCAAGCGCGTGTACCTGCCGAAAGGCGTCCCGGCCGAGTTCACCGACGCCGAGATCGCCCATCTTGCGGCGACCTGTCTGAAGCCGCTGCCGCGCACCGCCCCGGCTCCGGAGCCGGAAGACGACGAAGAGGCCGAGGCCGCCGCCCGTGTCGCCGCCGCCAAGGGCCAGGGCGGCAAGGGCAAGCGCAAGGCCGCCGACGCGACCGGGCTGTAACCAATGGCGTTCGACTTCCGCGAAGCCAAGCGAGCGATGCGCCAGACGGTGCATGACACGCTCGGCGTGGCCGCCACCTATCAGGACTCCACGTTGACCGCGCCCGTTGATGTCACCGTTCGGTGGCACACCCGCGCTGTCTGGCAGGGCGAAATGGGGGCGGCGGGTTACGCGGAAGTCGCGACGGCGCAAGACATCCTCTTGTTCGACCGGGAAGCCCTGGCAACCGCCGGGGTTTACCTGCGTCGCGGGGGCACCGTGGTTTTTCCGGACGGGCAGTACTTCGAGCTAGACATCCGCAAGCCGCTGGACGGTCCGGTGACGGCCGCGTGGGTCGTCAACCAGTCCACCCAGCTTCCCGTCTTCGGCTGACCCGTGGCCGTCACCGTCATCGTGGACGGGCTGCGCGATCTTCAACGCTACATGGAAGCGTTGCCTGAGATCGCCAAGACCTCGATGCGGATTGCCCTCAACGACGCAGCCGACTTCGGGGTTGCGAAGTTCCTTCCGGATAAGCTCCAAGAACAAGTTGCCTTTCCCGCTGGATACCTCAATCCAAGCCGGCTGTACGTCGCGGAGCGCGCCCGCAACGACACCCTGGAAGCGCAGATCGTAGGCCGCCAGACACCTACCTCGCTGGCCCGGTTCGCCGGCGGGGCGACCTTCGGCCAAACCGGCGGTATCACCGTGACGGTCAAGCCGGGTGCCCCGCAGAAGCTAGATCGGGCTTTCCTTGTGCGGCTGCGGCAGGGCACCCGGTCAACCGCCGAAGGTTTCAACCGCGGGCTGGCGGTGCGCGTGAGGGACGGCGAACGGCTCCGCGGCTCGACGGCGGCTGTGCAACTCGACAACAACGTGTTTATCCTGTACGGCCCCTCGGTGGACCAAGTACTCCGCACCGTGGCCGACGAACAGATTGACGCCCTGGCCGATAAAGTCCGGTCTGAGTTTTTCCGACAGTTCTCGCGTCTCAGCGACAAGGCGGACTCTGATGCCAGTTAGCAAGCAACTCGACATCCTCCTGGCGCTGAAGGCGCAGTTGGAAGGAATTTCCACTCTGGCCGGCGACCCGTACGACATGACGGGCCGGGTGTGGATCGGCCGGACGGAGTTCGGTGATGAGACACCGCTTCCCTTCGTGTCGATCCTTGAGGCGCCGCGCGAGAATTTCGCCGACCCGGCCGACGAACAGACGCTTGTTCGAAACACCGCCTGGGTTCTTTTGATCCAGGGCTGGTCGGCCAACGATGTCGAGAACCCCACGGTCCCCGTTTACGAACTGAAAGCCGTCGTGGAGAAGCGGCTGGCCCGGTTGATGGACGTGAAGCCGAACGGCGGCAACGCCAAATACCCGGCGGAATACCGCCTCGGCGGCCGAGTTGCCGGCTTGACCATCGGGCCGGGCATCGTGCGCCCGCCTGAAAGGGCGATCTCCACGAGATCGTTCTTCTATCTGCCGGTTCGGGTGCAGTACTTGGAAGACTTGCGAGACCCGTTCGTATAAGATATCAACAACGCCGGATCGTCCGGACCTTGTAGGAGAACACCGATGCCCGAGGCCGCCAACAACTACGTCGTGGGACGTGGCAAAATCTACTTCAACCGCTTCCCGGACGCAGACACCTTCACGGGTGACGGCGAGCGGTACCTGGGCAACACGCCCTCCCTGTCGCTGGCCGCGGCTGTGACCAACCTCGATCACTTTTCGAGCGAGTCCGGCCTGAAGGAAAAGGACAAGTCGGTTGTCCTTCAGCAAGACCTCAGCGCCACCTTCACGACCGACAACATTTCGGTCGAGAACATCGCCCTGTGGTTCGCCGGGACCGACTCTCTGGAAACCCAGGCGTCTTCGGCCGGCGCCCGTTTCCTCGAAGCGTTCGAGGTACAGCTTGGCCTCTGGTACCAGATCGGGGTCAGCGACAGCTTCCCGATGGGGCTCGCCAATCTCGACATCATCACCGCGGTTGAAGGCGTCGCCGTGGCCGCCACCGGGGAACTGACCTTCTCCGGCACCGGCACCGCGGCCGACACCATCACCATCAACGGGCAGGCGATCACCCTGGTTGCCAGCGGCGCCACCGGCTTCCAGGCCAACGTGGGCGCCAGCGCCACCCTGACCGCCCAGGCGGTCAAGGCGGTCATCAACGCGAACCCGTCCACCTTCCTCGTGTCGGCCTCCGGGCTGGCCGCCGTGCTGACCCTGACGGCCCACACGCCGGGTACCGGGGGCAACTCGATCACCACAACCGAGGCGGGCACCAATACCAGCTTCGGCGGCGCCACCCTGTCGGGCGGCACTGGCACCGTGACCGCCCTGGTTGCCGACACGGATTGGGAGTACGACGAAGAGACCGGCCGCTTCCACATCCTGCCGGGCGCCTCGAACGTCGCGGACGGCGATACGGTGACGATCTCGTACGAGAAGACCGCCGCCACGTCCGACCTGATGGTGACGGGCGGGACGGCCGCCTACGGCGAACTCCGCTTCGTGGCCGACAACGCCGTGGGCGGCAACACCGACTATTTCTACCCCTACGTCAAGATCACCGCCAACGGCGACTACGCCCTGAAGGGCGACGAATGGCAGCAGATGACCTTCGGCGTTGAGGCGCTGAAGCGCACCGGCCGGGAGCGTGTGTACGCGCGCAAGCGGTAACTGAAACCCCTATCCACGGTAGGAACCAACTTCCATGACTCTCGCGTCGTTTACCCCAGCGACGGCGAAGATCATGCACAGGGACACGGTTGCGTTTGAAGTACGCGGCCTGTCCCTGTCCGATCTTTCCCTGTTGATGCGTACCCATCTTCCCGACCTGCAAATCTTCGTCGGGATGTGGGGTGAATACCAAGCCTCCGGTCCCTCGGCCGACATGACGCCGCTGTTGACCTCGATGGCGGCGGAAGCCCCCGTCGTGGTCTCGCAGTTGATCGCCCTGGGCTGCGGCGAACCGGACATGGCGGAAGCCGCTTCCCGGCTGCCGATCCCGCTTCAGATCGACGCCCTGGCCAACATCTTCCGCCTGACCTTCGATGAATATGGTGGGCTGGAAAAAACCCTGGCGGCGCTGGGGATGCTGGCACGGGGGTTCGGCGTGACCCTGCCACAAGCGCCGTCGAAGGCCACGGAAACGCCGGCCGACCCCAGGGCAAAGAAGCGGAAGCAGCCCAACGGGTCCTAAACTGGTACCAAGGGCTCCGCGATGATGTGAGCTTTCTACTGTCGGAAGGCCACTCCTGCGCCCGCTCATACCCCCTCGCTATGGTATGGGCGGAGTGCGGCTTTGCACGACGCCGGATAGTCGATAGAATAGCTACCGATGCAGCCGTGATGCAGGCTACAATCGCGTCGGTGCTTGTCGGCGGACGGCATCTGCAAGACGTTTTGGAGACCTTGAAGAATGGCGAGCAAGCGCGACGTTGAAATCCTGCTTCGCGCGAATGACCTTACCGCGAAGCCGCTTGCTGATGTAGTCGCCGCCGTCCAAAAGCTGACCGACAAGCTGACGCAACAGGAAGCCGCCGCGGCCAAGGGCGAGGCCACGACGCGCGAGCTTTCCAGCACCCTCAACAACCTCAACGAAGCCTCCCGCGCTCTCGCCTCGCAGAACGCCGCCATCGAGCGGTACCGCGATCTGGCGACGCAGTTGGAGAAGTCCCAGGCCAAAGCGGTCGAGACCGCGGCGGCCCTGGAAACGCTGCGGGCGACGCAGGAAGGAACAACCGCGGCGACGGCCGCGCAGACCCGTGAGTTGAACAAAGCCGAGACCGCGGCGGCTCGGGCGGCCCAGGACGTGACGAAGCGCACGACGGCCCTAGAGAAGCAGGGCGAAGTGCTGGGGCGGGCCGGCATTGAGATTGGCCAGCTTGCCGCGGCCGAGGCTACCTTGATCGAGGCGGCCCGTAAGACGGGCGCAGCGCGCGCCCAGGCGACGACAGCCCTTGAGGAATACGACTCCCGCCTTCGGACGCACAAGGCCGCCCTGAAGGACGCTGCGGCGGCTGAGAAGGCCAACGCCGAGTTGACCCGGCAAGCCGCTGAGGCCGAGGCTGAGCTTGCTGGGCGGGGTGCTGGGCGCCGCGCCCAGGCGGAGGCGGCGGCGGCCGAGGCGGCAGAGAAGGCGTCGAAGTCGTATGTCCAGTTTTGGACCACCGCCCTCGATGACGTGGATGAGAAGCGCCGGCTGGGGGTCGCGTACGCCAAGGAAGCCGCCGAGGCGGAGGCGATGCTGGCGGAGCGCGCGGCGGCGCGGGTCGCGTCGAAGTGGAAGACGACCGCCGAGGTAAAGGCGTTTCAGGACCAGCTTGCCGCCAACCGGGCGAAGCAGGCGGCGGCCGATTACGAGAAGTTTTGGATCAGCGCCCTCGGCGATGTTGAGGCCAAGCAGGCGTCGGCCACGGCTTCGCTGCAAGCCCAGGCCGCGGCGTTCCGGGCCAACCGCGACGCCATCGCGGCGGCGCACCAGAAGGCGCTCGGGTACACCGCGGCGCAGGACGATCTCGCGAAGAAGCAATCCGGCTATGCCGGCAAGCCGGGGTTCCTCGGGCTGCGGCCGTATGAGCTTCAGAACCTCTCTTTCCAGATCAACGACATCATCACGCAGCTTGGCAGCGGCGCCTCGCTGTCGCAAACCTTGGCCCAGCAAGGCGGCCAAATCTTCCAGCTATTCCAGGCGCGCATGACCG